CCCGAGCCAGTCCGTTCGTCACAATTTGGAGATCCTGGACCGTAGCCTCAGTCGTGGCAATAACCTCTTCCTGAGCTGATTGATAATTCGTAAAATTCCCATAGTCGCGCCATCCCCCATCCTCAAACACTTGAAATTTCGCGCTGAGGGAAACGGCAATTAATACCAAGCCTACAATCAGGATCTTCATTTTCTATATCTATTCCTTATCTGCGTTTTTGTCGGACGGCCATCAATTCTTTTCCTCGCGGCGTTGATCTTCTCGGTCCAGATTTCGTTAGGCGATTTCCCGTTTGCTGAAGGATAAGTGAACACGCAAAGGAACGCGACCAACAGAGCTGTAATTACAGCCCATATCCAAAGGGCAATTTTCTTAATGCTGAATTTCTTAGCCATTGGGTTTATCCTTTTCTAAATATTTTTTCAGACCGATAACCGATGCCGTAAATATTAAAAACATCTCGGAAGATATCTCCACGCGTCCTGATGCCCATACCCAGAATAGAACCGCCCACGTCAGGAAGGACGGGCTGATCAACTTGATAATAAGTGATTTTATTCTATTCACCACCTGTTCTGGAAATTGTTTTTTCACGGCCACCTCCCGATTAAACTTAAAACAAAAACAAGCGCGAACATTGCCAATATAATGACATTGGTTTCCGCTTCGGTATTCTCTCTGCCTCGTTGTTTCATCTTTTCATACCTGTTAGTTTATTGAATAGATCAACTACTTTCCTCCGCCACTGTCTGAGTTTGTTATTTTCTTTTATAGCATCATCCGCACGACATGCGAAAACGGCCTCGTTCAAAATTGAAATATGTGAAAGCAAATCCTCGTTGATCGCCCGATACTGCGAATATTGCGACTGAACCTGTTTGCACTTCTCATCCATATCAAGTGCTTTTTCCTCGGCCTTCAACCTCAATCTGACCACGTTGATATATTCCGTAATTGCATTCCCTGACCGTTTGAATATTCCGACAATTTCCTCGAACCTGCTTATCCTATCCATCCTTCCAAGTGAAATTCCCTGCGCTAATTCAAAAACATTCTGATAATATTCCCGTAAGAAATACTTTCCCCACTGTCCATCAAGCCTGTAGTTCGGGATCATTTTCAACCCCGATGATTTCCAAAACAGCGTTTTTGCTTCTCCAAAATGAAACCCTGTAAGAACCCAATCCCATCTATAATCATACTCGCTCAATAAATACTGGATATAGGCATAATCGAATTTTACGACATTCTCCACGTTGCGGAAGACCTCCTTCATCCGTTGTTCGCTCAGGGGATTCTCGTAAAGCTCCGGGATGTAAAACGGATGCCCTCTTTGGATGCAGAGCGTGTGCTTATAGTGATACAAGGCTATGACCATACCTTCCACCGTGTAGCCCGTCATCCTAATCACCTCTCCCGTGTTGTGTTCGGCATACGGGTTGATGGAACTTTCAAGTATCCATTTTGAAATAGGGATATAATTTTCCCAAGAGTCAAACGGGATATTCAACTGGCGATTCAGCTTCCACGAAAGTTCGACCAAGTCATTGTATTCCTTCAGGCTCATCGCATACCGCTTTTCAGCGTTGATATACCCGACTGTTGTTTTCTCCGACCGATACCATGACCACTGATAGACCTGCCGGGCAAGCAGACAGTTATTTATAAATGTCCGTTTGTAATCATCCTCTTTCGTGGCCGACAGCTTATTTATTTCCATGATGTCATTGAAAATTTTATCCTTGATGTGAGATTCACCGCGTTGTATTCCAGATAAGAAAAAACTGACGGAAGCCACGATGACCAATGAAGCGATCCATAATGTAGCCTTCATGTTGCCCCCGTGATATATTCCTGCCATCTTTTAGCGATCTTTACGACATACGCCGATGTTTCCCGTGGAACATATTTCTCCCAACACTCAAAAAGCAATCCCTTAATATTCCCGTTTTCTTCACGGGATTTCTTCATCATTTTTTCAATATTTCCCATGCCCCAGTTATAACACGCCCAGACCAACTTCCACCCTTCATCCCACGGCTGATTTAAAATTTCTCCATAAGGATAATTTTTCTCCACCCAATGCCGGAGCTGGGCCAAGAACTGGCACCCGTTATCAAGATTTCCTACTGGATCTTTTCCGTCAATATCCCCGTCCAGCCATTTATCCGTCCCCGGCATTAATTGCATCAATCCTACGGCTCCGCAGGGCGAAACAGCATTCGGGTTAAAATTAGATTCCGCGAAAACGATTGCCGCGATCATAAACGGATCGAGTTTCCTTTCGTGTTTCGCGGCCTCGGTTTGGATCTCTTCCCAAAAAAGAATATTGTTCATTTCAATAGCACCGCGACGATCGCAACCAGAACGCTGATAACCGTCAAAATAGCAAGCACCGTTGAGATAAATTTCCAGTGATTTTGCTTATGCGCCTCCACCAGGTTCGCGGTAAAATCCGCTTTAGCTCCGGCGGAAACAGCGACGGCCTTAAAATCAGATATCGCATCAACCTTGGCAAACAACTCAATAAAATTATCATTCATGGATTTTTCCAGTCTGCATAGGGACTTATCTATAATATCATGTTTCACTTCACAAATTTCTTTACTGACATTTTCCTCGGTCATTGAAAGCTCCTTAATATCAAATTAAAAACATCCGATAACCAAGCTCATCGGGCTGGCCGTATATGTGGGGGATCCTCCGGTGGTTGCGTGATTTGCCCCGGTCCCGCAGTCCTTTATTGATCCAGCTCCAGAAGCCGTACTTCCTGCCGGAGATTCGTTTTGAATCCACCTTGCCACAAGCGAATTAACGACATTATCCGCCCCCCTGCTTGCCGTGATATGCAATAACTCGGCTGCCGTAAATATTCTGTTATAATATCTGATATCAAATAAATCGCCATTCAGATAAGTGCCTGTGAGTCTTCCAACCCTGAACGGTTGGCTTGTAGTGTAGGGGTCTGTATCTGTAGCGGTCGGTCCCGAAACTGAAACCCCGTCAACGAATATTTCTATCGTATTTGCCGAACTGTCTATTACGCAGGCATAGTGATGCCAATCAGTCCCGCTGTAAGCATAGGGCCCGGTCTGCGTGTCTCCCCCGGCATTGTTTCCGACAACAGCGTAAACCCCTCCATTATAAATATAAAATCCAACGAGATCCTCATTCGCCCCTGTGTCTCCGCTTAGATGCGATATCGCGGGATATACTGCCGCACCGTTAGTCCCAAGTTTTCCCCAGAACATTACGGTCCTATCCGCACCGGAAACCGCAAACGCTGACGATTCCCATGACTGCAATGATGCCGCCGCAAAATTCAAGCCCATCATGCCCTCGGTAACTTTATCGAAAATGCCACTATCCCGAAATCCCCGGCAAGGTCCGCACCGGCGGGGGCGATCCGTCCCAAAACGTGTCTTATAAAATCGTTCGCCGCCCATCCGAGGTTCGCTACGGTCTCCGTCCATTCAACTTTATCAAGATCATCTTGAGTATTTGTTATCGCCACATCCCCGGAATCTTCCGTGGTATAAGCAACATCCCAGGTATCGCCGGTGGTATCGCCGTGATGCGAATACTGCAATTTGACAAATTTATCCGCCGCAGCAGTAGTGGCATATCCATAAGCAGTGAACGTAACCGTCCCTGAAAGATTCAAATCGGCTGGGCATATAAAAGACGGAAGCTGGACTGAATCGTTGACGGTGAAAAGATTCCTTAAAATTTTTCCGTTAGCTCCAGTATCGACATCCAACTCCCCGCCGTCTCCGATATTGATGAATGATCCCGCTGGATAGTTTATGGGATGGTCCGGTTTTGCTGTAGTCACCGTCTGCCATGACACCGCCGCAGCATCCGATCTGAGAAATTTATTGACATCCTTTGCAAGTCTGACAAAAGACGTTCCATCAAAAAAAAGTATATCCCCCGCCGCCAGACTTGCTATCGCATTTAACCCGGCCAAAGCTCCAGCGGACCAAGTAACCTTCCCTTTGGCATTAGCACTCCCCACATCCTCGGTTAATACCACGTCCGCACCGACTGGGGTGATCGCCCCGAGCCCGGCAACCTGTCCCGCCGTGGTGGTGTCTATAATCGTTGACCCGGCGTTCAATACGAGCGTTTCGTTTCCGGCATCATCTGTTTCTGTGGCAACAATTCTATTTGCCGTTCCGACAAGTTTTGTTTTCAAATACGCGGATGTGGTATCGTTGCTGGATATCTTGACTTCACCCGAAGCCCCCACATTACTGCCGTCTGCGTTCATTACACGGATCGCCCTTGCGTCTTTATTTCCGCCAATCACTCCATCAAGTATGATAATTACGGCATCTTTTATTTTTGCTAATATGTCGTTCATTTTTTCCTCTGTAATTCCAGACGGATTTCCTTCTTCTTCTTCGACTGTAATTTCTTTATTTCATTATATAATCTGACTTTTTCTTCTCCCTGTTCCGTTTTTCTAAACTTCTCTATCAAACCCTCAAGGTCATTATTATATTGCTTCTGTATATTTTTTACTACTTCCACAGCCTGAAAAGTTCCAGGAACTCCGAGTGAAAATCCGGCAACCGACATGAGTAATAATATTTTATGTTGTGTTATTTTATCCGGATTTTTAGTTCTTTTCAAAATCCATATTTGTGTTGAAATACTTTGCAACATTGATAAAGACGGGACCGGCAACGATCCGTAATTAAGCATTCCCTGAATTTGCGAAATAAAGGGGACAGTCGATAAAGCATTTCTGACCATGTTTCTCGGAAAATCATCTTTCCAATCCGGAGGATCATTTCCCGTAATCGCTGAAATCATTTCTTTGGAAACCAACCTAACGCTCGTTTCTGCTAATACTGCGAGTGCCATAAAAAAGAATATATTCATCGCCTGCCCGGCGTCTTTAGTTTTTATTCCCGTCCTTATCATATCATGCTCTATCAAGGACCATCTATTGAGCATGAAAGACTGGAATTGCAAAATTAATTTATCAAGAGATTTATTCCCGGTTAATTTACCTTGCGTCAACGCGCTTGGAGCATCTTTAAAAAATGAAGATGATTGCGTTCTTCTCATTATTAACTGAGCATATTCAATACCATCTTTGTTCGGATTATCAAAATCAATTTTCATTCCCTTACCCTTTAAATATTTACTATATGCTCCGGAAACAATCGAAGAAGCCGTCAGCTTATCCAAATTTTGCAGAGGCCAAAAACCCGTTCTTATTATTTTATTTTTAAGACCCTTTCCGCCAAAATCAAGATACGCCGGATCATCCCCGATTCTATTTCTTAATTCCGGAAAATTATCTTTCAGAAACACCCGCCACTTCCTGCTTGTCGCGACATGCCATGCTCCGTCAAAAACGTATTTTCCTATCATGCCAGCTCCATCCAACAGGGCTGTCGGCTGAATCAACGCACTTGATAATTTTAATCCCAACGTTGCGGCTCCGATATTTTTACGCAGTATGTCGATAACGTGTATTCTGTCTCCTTGAGTCTTTCCTTTTCTGGCTATTACATCAATCCATTCCCTGACCATTTGTTGACCGTATTTTCCGACCGCCTTACCATATTCTTCTGTTGCCGCTATTTCCCCTATTCGTTTAGATACCGGACCGATTTTAATTAGATATAAAGCGTTATCAAAATGTCTAAGGAACACTTCGAGAGCGTTTATTTTAATTTTCTGACTCCCCCCGACTCTGGTTTTGGTAAACCCTTTCTCCGTATTCTTTTTAATCGGAGCATATTCCATTTCACCGATCTTATTCCCGAACTTTTCCCGTATTTCGAAATCGGTCATCTTTTCAAAATCCGTCATAAAAGAGAAATAATTTTTTACCGTCCCCACTTTTTCATTATATGTATTCCTCATAACATCATCAATTTCCGGTTTCATAGAATCGAGTTTTTTCCTCATGTAATCATATAATTTCATTTCACTATCGGTTAATTTTATGCCGTCTATTTCTTCTTGCGGATATCCAGAATTTATCAGTTTCTCCGTTCCGCCATCTTGTTCCCGTGCGGCATGAACGCCAACCCGGTCGAAATTTAACACATTGAGCTTATTCTTACGAATGATGTCTATTATTTCGGTTTTGATTTTATCATTTAAATCAAGATATTCATTATAACCTTTATCAACTGGTTTTTTAAACACCTCGTAATTCACGCCTTTATAATGTTTTGTTCCGTCTATCATATCGAACATAACATCGATCGGAGTTATGGCCATGTGTTTTCGGGTTAGGAAATTACGAGTATCGTTCCATTTATTTTTTATTATTTGAAATACACTGAGGCCTTCTCCGATCTTGGCTTGTATTAATTCTTTTTCAATTAACGGTTTAGATTCTTTCATAATCCTATTCAAATCTTTTTCTTTTTCACGTTCGTATTTTTCAGTAGTAATCCTTAATTTCGTTTTACCTACATGGATCAACCGTTCTATGTCGTTACGAATCGCCTCTAATTCGTCAGTTGTTATCGCTTCTATGTTTTGTTGATTCATCCTGTTAATCATTCTGTAAATCTTATTCGGTAGGGTTACATCTTCACCGTTCTCACGTTGTCTGTTTATATATGCCTGAACGGATCTTATCTTGTCAACGGTATCAGAGGATATCTTTTTTAAGTCAATCCCTGTCATTATATTTTTAATGGCATCGACATATTCAATCGCTATCTGGTTTGAGTCAGATGCTTTATCGACCATTTTTTTTATCTCACTGACCAGATCCCTCCTGTGAACCTGTTTCTCTATTTCATCAACCCGCGCTATCTGTTTGGACAACTGTTCATCAGTTTTGATGTTTTTAACAGCGGTCAAGAAAACGCTCTTTTCTTCTTTATCTAATTTACCGTTGACGTAATCCAATAATTGCTGTTTGATATTCCTTATTTTTTCTTCTTTTAGCTTTTGTAATATACCAGTTTCCTTAACCGTTGCTTTCGCTATTTCTTTCGTCAGTCTATCTATTTCCTTCGCCTTGATTAATATTTTTTCTTTTCCCAATATGTCGTATTCATCTGTTGTCATTATGTCGGCGATGTTCATATCCAAAATGTCGTATTCTTTTGTAAGAGATTCGATCTGCTGGTCAATTTGCTCGGTTGATATATTTTCTGCAAATAATTTAGTTTTCGTCTTTTTATGGTCTTGTATTTTATCGTATATTTCATCTGAATCCGAAATGAGCTTATTAATCATGCCTTTTGTTTTGATTTTATTTTCAATAGATTGATCTTTAACTTCATGCTTGGATTCTATCGTCTCTTTTCCAGTCTCGCCCAAAATCTTGTCGAAGAACGTCTTCTTTGCCCCGCTCAGCTTTACATCCAGTCCAGTGATGCTTTTGTATATTTTAGTCAGCCATTCCTTGAATGCATCGAATACCTTTTGCAGTCCCCGTGACGGAGCCTTGCCCGTCATCACATACGCCTCAAAGCTCCGGGCAAAATCCTCTTCCTGCTGGACCGTCCACACCTCGCCCGACTTTACCCCAAACGCCTTCTCCGCTTGTGAAAGCAGGGTGGGGTCATAAGTGGCCAAATCCCTCCTGAATATATGCGCCACTTCATGCAGTCCCGTTGACGCATCTGCGGACTCGAAAAACCGAATAATGATTTGATTGTCTGCAAACTGAGTAGATCCTTTGATTCTGGATTCTTTTTCGCCTTGAAATAACAACTTTGAATTATCTATATATTTATCCGGATTTTTTATCTTATCCGCGATATTATCTGTATATGGAACCCACCACCCGATAGCTCCAGCACCGCCGGTTGCGATATTATTATTCGCCCAATTATCACCATCCATACCGTTATTTTGTATATACCATATTTTATCTGGCTGGACTATAAACCATTCCCCTCCGCCATAAATATTCTGAGTATCGTGAAATACTTCGCCCTCGACCTTATTGGTTCCTCCTGGTCGAGTCCCCGTCTTCTTGATTTCTTCTTCAATGGCCTTCAATACTAATAAGGATAATTTTTTTACCTGTTTCTTTTTTATCTCTGATTTTAATTCTTTTGATTCTTCTTCCGTCGCCGTCCTGACACTGGTCGTATATATCGATCCGCTGTCATCGCCGACACCGAAGGATAATCCATCTTCTCTGAAATATTCTGACGTAGAGTTTTCCAATACGTATAAAAACTCAGGGGCATCGGCAAGATATTGTTTTCCTGTCCCATTTTGTTTATTCCATAAAACTTCGCCTTTTGTATGGGGGGTTCCCCCGTATCCGCTTCCCTCCGAAATTTGGAAATTTCCTTGTTTTTTATTTTCCTCTGTTTTTACATTCTCCTGTTCCACTTTCCCTTCATAAGTATATTTTTTTAATTCATCAGGTAATTTATCGCCGACATAAAACCACGTCCTCCGATCTCTGTCCCATTTTGCCCCATGTTGTTTCGCATCATCTTTTTTTTCATACGGAACCTGTAAATCAATGCGTTTATCAGAATGTTTCATTTGCTCAAATTCTTTTTTTCTGTTCAAAACCGGATCAACTATCTTATTATATTTTTCCACCATGTCGGGATATTTGCCGATATGGAGTTTCCCGGTTAATGTATCTCTCCCGTTCTGATAAATATATCCTTTGTCGGCGGCTTCTTGCATATATCCGAGCCACTGAAGTATTTTAGACCGTTCCATTCCAGATGATTCATCAGCCTTTTCTTTTATAATAGCATCTTGCCCCATCGGAAATAGATATGATTTTGTACCGTATTTATTGCTGTCATATACGAGTTTCCCGGTTACGGATACAGTTTCACCTGCTTTATAATTTTGAGAAATACTATTAAGTTCCATATCAATAGTGTAATCTTTCCCTTCTGGTTTAGCTTTAACCCATTTTTTTCCGATACTTTCAATCGTATAATTTCCGGTATGGATTCTTCCTTCCACTTTTTTAAGTTCTTCGGAAGTTTGAAAGGCAAACTCAGATTCTGCCAGTCCATCTAAATACTTTGCGTGTTGTTCTTGTGCCTTAACCTCTGAAATTCCTTCCTCTTGTTCATATAGAGGGAAATCAGTTTGAACCGACAGCCTCTTATAGAACTCCGCTTTCGTCTTCCCTGTCTTTTTCGCAAGTATGCTTACCCTCGCATCGTATATCTCAGCCGTGGCCTTCGCTTCCTCCGGGGTCCGACCTGTTTGTTCAATGGCATCGGAAAAAGAAACCTTGTCGATGATGGGAGCGGATTGTGTCTGATTCAACAATTCCGTCTTTACCTTATTCACCTGAGCCTTATTTGGGGCCTCTGCGGTTACCGTGACGGGTCTTTCGCTCCCGGGAACCGCTTCGGGATGTTCTTTGCCTTCCATTGCCGACCCATCTGGCATCGCATGGACAATACCTCCAGTTTGCCGTTCCCGGAACTTTTTTGATTTATTCCTGAATTCTTCACGCGATATCTTGGGGTTCTGCCCGGGCATCACCGGCTTCGGACCTTGAGGGGAAAGCAATTGCTGTGACAAGGCTATCCCAACACCAGGTATTGAGAACGACACCAACTCCAACGCCCACTGTTCCAGACTCGGCATCCTCAACGGGCCGGATCGCTCATCACCCAACGCCCCCATGATCGCATGCCCGACATCCCCCAACCGTTCCTCGCCGATCTCCTGCAATACCCCGTTCCATCCCATGTTCTTAACTATCTTGTTGAACATATACGGCGTGGCGCCGGGATTTGCCTGCATGAACCCTCGGAATAAAGCAATCTTCAAAACTCTTTCCTTAACGGGAGTGATGAGTTTATCGAATATTCCACCGCTTCGCTCGGACACGATTTCAATCCACTGATTCCCCGCGCTCTTTATGATTGCGCCAATAACAGATTCATCGTTATCAACAATTTCAGCAATCTGTCCGGCCTGATAGGGATCCATTCTGATATCAGGCATCAACCGCGAAAGTGTTTCCGCTCCAATCGCCAGCCCTCTGGCCGGGATGACCTGCGCCGTTCCCCCCGCGATACCCGCTCCGATTTTGATACCGAACTCTGCAACCTTCTTAGCCAGTAATCCTGAAACACGGTCCCCGATGGCTCGTTCAAGCCCTTTCATAGCCCCTTCATAAACACCTTTTTTTACAAGGTTTCCTATTCCTGCGGTAGCAAGAAGTTCTCCGGCAAAAGCCGGCAGGCCTTTCAGGACATCTACAACCTTCCCGCCGAAGGTCCTATCAGTCTGATCTTCGGCCATCTTGTCTGCAAATTTCAATAGTAATGCTTCGTCTTCCGGAGAAGCCTCACCATTCTGATAAGCATAAGCGGCCTTCAACGTCTTTGAGTAATTGTAAATATTGATACCTGAAGAAAAGAAGGGTACTAACTGGATGGGATTTTTAACTACATCTTTCAGTTCGTCCATGTAGTCTTTTGGTGAAAAGGCTTCAACTACTTCTGGCGGCAGTGTTTCGACCGCAGGTATTACCGGTTTCTGTTCAGACGGTATTTGTTGTGCAAGTTCGTTTGGCACCAGGGGAAGGATTTGACCGGACCCTAACCGGTCCCGGGGAGATGAAACCTGTTCCTCTTTATTTATTCTGTTCGCGCTCTCGATGAGCAATCGTTTCTTTCGGCGGTCTGCCCTTTTAAAAAAGTCCGCCGTTTGTAGTTCATTCAGGTCTATCATGTACGGCCTACTTGTTTAACGATTTTAACTGTGCCGACATCGCGGCCTGTTCCATTCTCTTCTTTGCCTTCTTCAGCACTTTTGCCGCGGCTCTTTTGGACTCAGCAAGATTTATATCCTTGACCGCTGTGCTGAACTCTTCATTGAGAGCGGACTGCATTTCTTTTGGATAGCCTTCGAGTTCGTCCCGTAACGCCTGAATGTACTGTTGTTTCTTAGATTCCGATGCTTTTGGTTTAAAGATCCGCTGAACTATGGATTCGCCCTTCTTTGACTGATCGGCCCTATCGTCACTCTCGCCGCCTGATTTAATGTCGCTCAATTCAACATCCAATTCTCTTATCGCGTTCTCAAGAGTAGCCGGGTCCTGGACATCGACATACTGTTTACGGTATGACCGAATAGCCTCAAGTGCTTTATCCTTCACTCCGTCAGAAATAAGATTAGATTCCCACTCCTTCTCGCGAGTCAGGATATCTTTATTGAACTGCGTGGGTTTATATGTAACACCGGAAGTCTTGGGTTGTGCGTATTCGTTTCTGAGTTTCAGTTTTTCCTCATATTCGGTCAACTTGTCCGGTAGTTTTGATCCCCCCTCATCCTGCATTTGCCGAAATTTATCGACTACCTCAATATACTTCGGACTTCCAACGGGATTCTGTTTCAGCCATGTCCTAAAAGCCTGTTTTGTTTTAAGCATCAAGAACTCTTCAGATCCCCTATATTCCTTTTCCTTTCCCTCCGTTACTCTTTGTTGTGCCTGCGCCGAGGCTACCCCCGACCTGTCCCGCCGGTTTTGCTGACGCTTCAACAACCCCGCCTTCAACTCTGCAAATTTATTTTCCTCCTTCCCCGGGGCTGTGGCTATGGTCTCGGGTTGAAAGAGCCCGGTCTGATCAGCCATGTACTGATATTCGTTTTCAATCATCTTCTTCCTTTTTATCGCCGCGATAATACCGCCAGCCAATTTGCCTGCTTCCTCAATAGCTCCACCCATCGCTTCGGCTTGTCTTTGCTTGATTAATTGCTGTTCTACGAAACTATCATGTTCCATCTTTGTCCGTCTTTGTAAAACAGATAAAAGGTTTTCAAAAGCACCCATTATAATATCCTCGTTATTTCGCCTTATTTTTTCGCCAACGCACCTATCCCGCTCAGAAGACCGCCCAATCCTCCGGCAACAGAGCCTATTCCGGCCCAAGTATTTGCGTTTGATGTCATTTTATTTGTTATAGCGTCCAGTTGTCTCTGATAAAGCATCTGCGCGTTTTGCGCCTGAAGTGAAAGATTATTATAATATTGATCGCTGGCCTGTCTGACCGCATCGTCCTGTAAACCGTAAACATTCATCATTTTGCTGTAGGCATCCTGTTTTTTTCCTAAAAACCCGGCCTCTTGTCTGAGATAGTCAGATTGTTTAGCCCCAATCGACATCTGAGCCTGAGCCTGGCGCATACTCGCAAGGCTGCGATTAATAGCCCCGCCGCTTGTAATCCCGAGAGACGCATTCTGTTTGGCCAAATCCTGACCGTATAACTGCTCCGCTGATAATTGAGCCCTGTTTGATATCTTGGAATATTCATCGTTCGGATTATATGCGAATTGTCCGAACTTTTCATCAAAGGTTTTTATATCAGACAAGGCCTTTTCTTTTTCACCGGTCTTCTCCGCAAGTATCGCTGTATCAGACGCGCTTTGTGTTGCGGCTGATTGAGCCTGTGCGTAACTTTGCGCAGGATCGGACATATAGGACCTGATAGAATTGACTATTTTCCTCGCATCAGCCGTGCTGGTAAAGCCAAAATGATTATCTCTGGCTGACGCTGAAAACGCAGTCCCAACTTGGCTTTCAATAGTTTTTAAAGCGTCAATTCTTTGAGTAGCCGTCATCCCCGACAAGAGACTATTAATAGTCTTGATATATTCATTTTTTCTTGATTCGTCACTCATGGTGGTACCTGCCTTATCTTATCTTCTTTAATTTAAAATCCATCATATAATTATAGACTTGAAACGGTTGACTTGCGCTTGCGTTCCTAAATCTTATTTTCATATAATGCCCGCGCTCTTCCACTATGCTGTTTTTAGAATAATGCCGTCCGGCAAAATTCATGCTTACGGTCTTATCGGTATACCCGCTATTATCAGTGTCGTAACTGACGGTCAAATTTGTAGCCGTGGATTGTCCGGCCAAGTCAGTGATGATTCTCCGGTAAGACTTCTCATTATCGAATCCGAAGTTATGGTTCTTTATCACTCCATACCCGTCAATTGCCGCGGCAATATCTGCGTTTCCGGAGTCCTGAAGATTGACATATTTATCAGCATCCCCCGTCCACATGACATCATCCCCGTTTGAGTCCACAAGCAGGCAAGATGCACTACATGACTGACTGAATGGATAAAATGTCTTATTCGTATATGGCGAGGTCAGATCAGATAAGATCACATTCAAAACTATAATGGAATTACAAGACTGCGAAGTCCCCGTTGGAACGAACCACCAAATTTCGGTATACTTCGGAAAATACTGAGCATGGGAGAGATAGGCGAAATCCCAATTGATGTTATTAATCGTTGCGGGAATCCAGAACTTGGACAGATTTATAATCTGCGTCCCCAGCATGAACATGATTCCTTCACGGGATAGAAAAAATACCCCGCCCATGCGTTGAACGACGCTCTTGTCTGAAACAATTCCGATATCTTCGCTGATTCTTGCAATTTGTTGATTGTCGGGATCTCCGATAATCGCGTAAATAGATCGCTCTTTACCGACTACGAAATTATCATCATATACGAAAAGAGCGGTATTTCCGAAGCCATCATATTGACCGACATCAAACCAGTTGTTCACTAAAATTAAATCCTCATCCCCCCGAAGGGTTTCAGAATTATACGAAGAATACCAGAAACGGTGGGGATAATCGGTCGAGCCGGTCAGCCCGAGTTTTTCCTTATTGACGGCCATGTATTTTGCCCGGCTTACATAATCATTAACTGTGGGACAGGCCGCATTTCCCGCCACACTTGCAGTATTGTCAATAATAGAATATAGATATATCGTCGAGTTGTCATCGTGCGCCGCCGCCGTGGTTCCCTTTTCGGCCCTGTCAATGGTAAAAGTAAGTGAGTTAATAGCCGTAACCAATATTATCTCATCATCGATTTTAATATAAAAACTTTCCCCAGGAGCTGTGGCCCCGTTTAAAGTATCGACTATCAATGATAGAGCTGAATCGGTTATCGCTCCGTTCAAAGTCATATAAATCGGATAGGTGCCCTGAAGCAGATAATCAGCGCTACCGTCTTTTCGGTATAACTTAAACCTGTCAATTAGCAAGGCCTCTGCTTTAATTTTTGTCATAACCGTATCTAACCCGAAATCGAAAGTTACTTCAACTTTCTTACTGGCCGCAACCGCGACATTACTGACAGCTCCCCCTGAAGTTTCACCACCGGAAGAATTTAAGGTCCACGTAGCTCTATAATAAAGCGTTGCGTTTGGATTACCGGCAGTTGCCAACACTGAAGTCTGTAATGCGTAAGGAGAGCAAAGATCGTACCATCTCGTAAGATCAACGGCTGTTTCTGTTGAATATTGTACCGTTGTCAGCGGTACTGATGTCTGCCATATATAATAATCAGCCTCCGTATTGGTTTGTGTAATTCTTTGCGCCATTTTACCTATGTTTGATTCTGTGAAAAAAAACTGTGTCGAACCGCCTCTGGGTTTCGCGTCTTGAAATACTCGGGTCATGGTAAATGCCGTAGCAATATCGGTGTGAGTATATTGGATCATCCCATATCCGGTCGATGTCGTATAAGATATATTAGTGCAGACAACGTCAGCCCAGCATCCGTTAATAGCAGTAGTCCCCGTACCTGTCAAATAATTAGGAGATTCCAAACCTCCCAAAGATGTCAACATTTTAGTCGATGAGATCCTTCCGCCGCCGGTAAGGCCTACTATATAAATTTTAGCAGTTCCGGTAAACCCGACGGGGGTTATAGCTATATGAAAGTATGAATTTGGGGCGTATGCGTCCCAGTTAGCTGTCGTGTCGATCGTCGCAACTTGCGCCATTGTTGAAGCATTATACGATGTCACAATATTATTTGTTCCATAAACAAATATTCTATCAAGCGCGGATGAATATTCGATGGATCTGCCTGCGGTGTGTGCGGTTGTGGAAAGAAGCGTCATGGAAGCGATTTCATATTTATAAATGTTGTTATCCGCAACAATCCATAGGAATAAAACAGAACTAACAAGATCATAAATGGCCGTAAGTCCGGTAGCAAGCGTGTTAATCAGCCGACCGTGTGAATCATGTTTATATACAGTGTTTGTCGTGCTTACGGTATATGTATAAGTGGTTGCCAAAACCTTTTTTATGCTGTCTTGACCATTGGAATATAAAACCTTATTGTTCCATTGCAGAAATTTTGCGTATTTATTTCCGTTAAGCCCCGAAAGGAGAGTGGTAACTGCCGATGCCGTCTCAGCGTTAATCTGCTTTATAACCGAGTCTGTGGCTAAAAGATTAGTGCGTATTTCGTTTATTTTAAATTGAAATATTCCGTAAATACTCGTGCTTTCTGCGGCAGCCAGCACATGAGTCTTACCGGTCCTCTTGGATATGGATCGATCTACGTTGACCCGGATATCCTGACAATCCTGTAGGTCTGTCTCCCCGATGAGGGAAGCGTCTTTCGCGTTGTTGAGACCACTAAAACCTTTACCTTCATATCTCCTCATTAAAAATCCTTACGCATATTTCTTGGGTTTTACCGTCTTGCCACGATGAATAGTTTTACGCTTCGCAGTTGACGGAGGAGTTTTTTTCACGCCGAGAATGTCCGGATGTCTCATCGCGTTGTGTAACTGTAAAAGACCTTTCATGTTTCCCAATGTTATCATTCACACACCTCTTCGATAGTGTCATATTTATCCCGAGAGTTATAATTCGCGGAAGAGGCATACTGCTTAAATTTCAATTTCTCCTGTTCATATAACTGTCTGAATATTTCGGCCTGAGCGTTGGCCCCGGTCATTTGGACATCATCGGTGTCCTGGATCTTCGCCTGCCATGCGGCATAGAACACCAAAACCATCGCATTATTGCACATGGAGTATTGAGGCTCGACCGTTGTATCAGGATCAGTCACGGCGGCAGTTCCAGTATGCGCGGCCGCAGTCGTTCCATCTCTGCCCCGAAGGCACCCGGTGAATCCGGTAGTCGATGATTTTCCTGTGTAAGAAATAATTTCAGAATCTATTTTCAGTTTTCCAGCAGTGGGGAAAGTCGCATTTGAAGCTACCGTAATCGTCGTCACCGTTGCCGTATGATCCCCGGTCAGCGTTGTCGAAAAAGCCCCGATATACATTGGGTCCGGGTTGACGAAATAATCAATAACTATATTTCTTTCGGTTACTGTCGCGTCCTCAAGGTGAGTGGCGGGAACCGTTCCCTCTTCGCCTCTCGTACAATTTGAAAATGTCGTGACATCCGTTGTCGAAGAATAACTCCACCCGATATATCCTATGACCTCGGAATCAATAATGACTCGACCAACGCTTCTAAAAGTAACTACCCCGTGGACCTCGAAAGTCGAAGCGGCAGCGGTGGCAATCGCAGAACTCAAGGTCTCGGTCCCGGCGGACGAGGCCAGTCTCGGAGCGAGGTAGATATCCCTGCCGTTCTTCCAGTATTTTGAATGCACGGTATTCGTATCGTTCAAAATCAAATTACGCCATATCTTCTCGGTTATCGGGTCAAGAGTTGCGACGGTATTCCCGAGCCACATCTGTATCTTGGAAATGTCCAGAACATCAGCCGGCATCGTAAATTTCAAAGCGGTGGATAAAGAAGACCTGGTATATTCACTGATAAAACAATGACTTTCACTTGCCAGTATATTTATGGCAGTATTAAGATCGGTAAGTATCTGAGCGTCAGTTGGGACATCGGCATCGTCAATCTTGCGCCTGACCGCTGTTATCAATTGAGAGGCGAGCATACTGACTCCTTACAGATAAATATGAACTGATCCACCGCCGATCGTTTTAAGATACAGTCCGTCCCACCGCGTGCCTTTGGAAAACTTGATGTTCACCCCGCCGCCAAGACCGGCCACGCCATTGAAGATGAGTTTTCCTCCGTCAACGCCGCCCTGATGTAATACGAGCGTATGAGCCGCCGTTGAAGTTGTCCAAACAAGCCGTTTCGGAGAAATCTGTCTTGAGTTTGCGATTACAGAAGAAGATCCCGCAGTATCGAGAAAAATAGGGTTAGTCGCCAAAGTGTTGGCCATTTCATTCTCCTTGCCATAAAATTAAAAAGAAGAGGACCGGAGAGGCATGTCCGGCCCTCTAATAAAAAAGGGGGAAAAGACTTTTCTTACGCCGCCGGGGCTGTCGAGAGGAACATCCCATTGTTCGGAGCCGGGCCCGCGCCATACACATAAGTCACGGTACTGGCGATCCCAGTGAATCCGACGAACTGGCAATTTCCCCGAAGAATCACATACCAAGTCACACCGGCAGCCGGGGTACTGATAGCGTCCGTAAGGGCTGTGGCGTGATTGACGGAGAAATTGAAAAACAGGCAGTCCTGGAAAACCGTCCTGCTGGAATTGGCCGCAACGGCAACCGCGAAATGACCCGCAGTATCGGACATCGATATGATCTCGCAATTGACGAACTTGTTCCGAAGAGCCGCAGAGGTGAGGACCAGATCAGCGTTAGCTGCTGCCCTGGTGATAGTCTCAAGACCGATTGAGCTGTCGATGAACACGTTCTCGGACCCGCTGACCGTCAGCGAATACGAACCTGCCCTTGCACCGGGCGTTGCATGGCCCATCCCGGCGATGAAACAATTCGTAAACTCATTCCTCGACCCGCTGACCGTGACGGCCCCGGAATCAACATCGGCATCAGCTCCGTTGAAGAACTGGAGGTTCCTGAAAATACAACCGCTGGCGGAAATTGTCAGAAGGACCGTCAGGTCTGCACTCGCCGAACCCGTAACGCGGCATCTCTGCCCGACACCAGGAAGGTTCGCTGACAGTCCGATAAGATGGGTGTAGTTTTTGCTCCACGTCAGAGCTGCGGTCAGAGCCGCAGCCGTGGGACCGCCGATAAAATACAGAACGTCATTCGTATTGGCGGTTAGCAGCGCATAAGCCGCTGCAAGGGTCTTCTTCGCGCTCGCCGGGCTTTTCCCGTCGTTCGAATCGCTGCCATTCTGGGGATCGAGAAAGAACGCCTGTCCGGTCGTTGCGAACTGCACCGGCATCCCTGCCATCGTTATAAGGTTTTTGAAAGGGGTAAACTTCATTTGATTTTCTCCTGTTTAATTATCAGACCGGGGAGATATACTCCCCGGCCCAATCCTGTTTTTTCTTACGCTACGTTGTGACCGTAGCACCATCTCCAGTCATTGAAAAAGTTGGAGCACCTGTAATATCCGGCCATGACAAGTGCCAAAGTCGAAGTGCTTTTATCCCTCAACAGTTCCAGAGGGATTCTGTCGAGCCAGATGAGCATATCTTTTCTCATCTGCGAGTCCATCAGAAACCAATTCTTCTCATCCGTGATCTGAACGGTTTCGATGACCTGGGGCTTCCACGACTTGTTGATCGGGTTGATTTCATTGTCCGCAGACTTAAGGTTGCTTTCGGTGATAACAACAGCCATTTCTCCGTTCCCGTTCCCGACCATAAGGCTGTCGGGAATGACCTCGAAAATGTCACCGTTATCATCCGTGAAAGCGCGCATCGCCTTGCGGGTTGCGACGTAGGAATCGTAGCCCAGCGTAGAGGTGCCGTAGTTTGATTGATTCGCCACACCCAAAACGCTGGAGACATGGGCCGTCGAACAGAGAGCCAAAGTGTCACCGCCAGCCGCATAAGTGGTATCGAAGGCGTGATTGAAAACATTGAAGCCGGTTTTTTCGCGGGTTCTTTTCGCGGATCGTGCAAATCCGCTGAAAAAACTCTTCATGATCCCGTACTGATCGTCATCCCAGAGTTTGCGTTCGATGATGATCTTCTTTCCCATCTCGGTATGAGAAACCGTCTGTTTGTATCCCTGGGAAGGACTGACGCCTTCCTCAAGAACACCTTGGAACTGTTGAAAATCTCCCATTCCGTTAATAGACACGACGGTCTCTGTCGCCTTCGTTGATTTCTGAACTGAAAACAGAACAGGAATCAGAGAGACATACTGCTTCAACCTTTCCAGATAGTGGGCCATTAATATCGGTTCTGCGATATCCGGCCAATCATTCGATGAAAGAGACATAATTTTACTCCTTTAGTTTATTTCTCGGCACTTTACGAAGTGGCGAGAGTTGTGGTGGAATCGAAACCGTTCAGCAGGACAAGATGCAATCGCTTCTTGTCGTTGCTCAGGCCGATAACTCGGAAACAAGTCCCAAGTCCGGTCGCCTGATTGAGCAGGATGCTGTCCGCATAGGTCGGATCGACCGAGAGGGTGATTGCGCCGATGATGCTTTTGCCGAGGGTGAGCAACTTGATCGTGTCAGCAGCCGCGAACAGACTCGTGGTAGTGGCGAAGGTGAAAGATCCCGTACCGGTCGTGAACGCCGTAATCGTGAGTTTGTTGCCGACCTGTGTTGGATTTGCGGCTTTGGCAACGACTTGGAATATTGAACCGACCATACCGTGTGTCGGAGGACTATCGTAGGTCGCCTGAACGAAAGTCGTTGCGGAACCGGAATCAGCAGCGATTGCCGTACCGTTGACGATATCCGAAACATCCGCTTCGAGAACCGTTCCCGTGGGGGTTAAGGCAACCTGACAATCCGTGGTTTCACCGACAGCGATAGTTTCCTGTGCGAGCCCGAGATAAGAAACTAAAGTGGCAGCGGTGCCGAGAAGAAGAGTCGGAGCTGCGGCGGGAACGATACGAACGAACGCTCCCCTGCGAACTGCGGTCGTGATGATAGGAAAAGGACGGACGATAGGATCGAAGTGACCCCCGCCCGACATGTGTCCGATTATTCTGAACATTGTTTTCTCCTTTGGTGTCTATTATAGAGTTATCCCATCACCGTCATAGTCTTGATAGTTGGAGCGTCCGCAAAACGGACATGCCGAATCCCTTTCGGTATCGCAATCCCATCCACACCACACGCAAGTAACCCGCGTGGGTTCCTCGGCATGATCGTGGTCCGGATAGTATCCGTTCCGCTCATAGCCCATGCTATAATCCTATGGTGATGTAGTATTGATTTTTTGAGACTGCCGCGAGGGCAGTGAAGTTACCCCGATCAGGGGTTAGTAAGTTCTGTAATTTTTCAGAGCGCTCTTGACACTCACGCCCGCGATCTTTGCCTTTTCGACGATTTTGGCATAAATCTCGGGATCCATATCATCAGGCGCTTCCGATATCGCCGGTACTTTCGGCCTCGGCATCTTACCCGGTACTTTTACAGGGCCCCTGCCGTTGAACTTTCCAGGATGTAATTTTTCTACCGCCCTTTCGAGATAGTTTTCCTCGCTGGCGATAGCGTTTGCCGTATCCATGTATATTTTAAATGCCGGACTTCTCGGGTCTGGCAATTTGATCCCGTATTTTTCCTCAACAGCATTAGCCATTTCCCTTACATGCCTGTATGCTTCATCGCCTTTTTCTTTCTCATCTTTAGCCTTCTTTTCGGCTCTGTCTGATTCGACTTCTTTCCGTATCTCGATGAGTTCATCAATTACTTTTACGATCTCTTCATCCCCCTTCGCCGCCTCGCGTCTTTCCATCAGGGCTTTTATCTTCGCGCTTTCCTCGGGTGGTTTTACCGGCGCCGGGGGTTCGGAAGCCGTAGCCTTCGCCCTCATTATTTCCGCAATTTGCTCGCGTGAATATTCCACTCCTTCAATTTCGATAGTGTCGTCAGGTTCAGGAGGTTTCGGGTCGTCCTCGTCCTTGACCTCTTCTTCGACACCGAGTTTCGCTATCCCGTCCGAAATACCTTCTTCGATCTGATCGTAATCCCCGCCTTCGTCAACTACGGTATCTTCGTCGTCGTTGATTTTCATTGTGCCTCCATGATTTTACTTTTGATTAAAAGCCTTCCTTACAGCCCGGGTCCTCTCGGGATCAAATTCCGGGTTCATCCCGCCTTTCGGATGTCCGGAAAATTTAGTGGTTTTACGCTTTTTCTGAGAACCAGCGGGGACATACTTAATCCCTTGCTTTTCCATGAATGTTTTTTCCTCTTCGTTGGCAGGCCCGCCTGCATCTCTAATCCTTTGCATTTCGGCCTTTATTTCAGCGGGGCCCATCATCGTTTTCCGGCTGTTCGTCAATTTCGTCATAGCTTCTAAAAGATTCGGCTTGTCGGCAAGAGAGGAAATATCGACCTTGGCTTTCTTGGCTCCTTTCGCCAACGCCGATCCCGACGCTCCCCTTACATATTCCGGCTTGGGGCCTTTCTGACCGTTAGCGTTCCATGCTAAAACGGCTTTTTCATATTTACCGATATCTGTGTATTTCATGGTGTTATCCTGTGCTCGAATTATTATTATACGCTTTATAGGGGTCTTTTCTCTCGTCCGATCCGCGTGTTCCTTTAGGTGTTGAATATGATTTTTTGCTTCCCCCGACTTTGATCCAATGTTTTCCTTCTCTCCTGTATCCCCACGCCTTGATTTGAGCTATCGCGTCAATAGTACACTCTTTAAAATCGGCCTCTTTTTTCTCCATGCAGGAATCCACGGTGCGGGAAAAAAGCTCATTGACTTCTTTGTCAATCTTTGTCTGCATCAGGCCACATCCTTGTCCTATAATAATTAAAAAAACCATAAAAGTCAAGCACAACGTCCGTTTCATGCGACTTGCCCCATTCCCGGTCCACCCGCAGGCCCTTGACCTGGTTGACCCTGCGGTTGGGCTTGACCTGGTCCTTGTGATCCTTCAGGAACCTGTTGACTCTGTTGTCCTTGTTTCTCCGCCTCTTGCTGTTGCACCAACCACTGCCGGAACATCTGCCATAATTTGTTACGCTCCAGCACCTTGTCTTTTTGCGGAAATTCGATGATATCGAGGAACGTCTCTATATCCAATGCGGTCGCAGGATTACCCATCATCTTTTCCGTCATTGCAACAATATCGAGTTTCGTCTTGGGAATATCAGTCCCGGCCCGGACTTCGACCTCGAACTCATTGGGATCTCCGAGTTCTTTCCCTACAAAACTCATATAGGTCTTACCGCTGCGTTTTTGCAACGAGGTAATCCCCAAATCTTCGAATTTCATTTCCACCCCGGCTCTTATCTCTTCAGGAGTCCTGCCGCCGGCAGCAAGAATCTGTTGCACTGCATCGTTATGCTCACTGTTCAAAGCCTGCATGATTTCTTCTTCCGTGTTCCCGCTGATTTTAATTGTCTCTTCTACTGTTCCAAACTGCTGAAACAAAATATTCAGCTTCTTGGCCAACTCCTCATACCCGAACAATTTAAGGTTGCTGACCATCTCCCGGAGCCTTGTCTGAGCGGCTTGTGTTGCCATCTCGATACTGCGTCCGGACGGACCGCCTGCTGTTGACAGATTGATATTCCCCTGCATCACATCCTGTATGCCGCTGACAATAGTATATAATTGTTGCAGAAGTCCGAGTAACTGGAAAAACACTTGCTCAACGGGAGGCGGATACAAATACTTTATCGCGTTTTCAAGAGGTCCGTTTATCCCCGTGACCTTCATACCTTCTTCGTTTGTCAGCCTGTCAGGATTAATATTGGAATCCGCTGAAATCAGAACCACGGCATTAGCGGTCTTGGCTATAATCTTACTGATCCTCTTCAGTATTTTGTTGAACTCCTGCTCGATGGGCTTCAGGTCTTTTATCAGGTCTTTCCCGAATAACTGGCCGGGAATCAATATACAGGGAATGAAAATATAAGGAAACCCGATAAGCATTTCACTCTCTTCTTCTTCGAGTATCTGTTGATCCGTGGCCACAATGCGGTTACAGGCTTTCTTGCCTTTTTCAGGAGCCTCCCAATATTCCCGAACTTCGATTATTTTATTTTCATCGTAATTCTCCGCAGCATTGAACGCAGTGATATCATCGGTTGAAGCGGAATCCCCTGTATCGCCCGATATCATTTTATATTCCGGCCAGTATTCCTTGACTTCTTTCTGAGTATATCTGCATAATTCGATTACATACAGAATATCCTCACAGTTTGTTGCCATCGTATCGACGAAAACATCATGCGTATTCGGCACGTCTATTAAAATATTATAGCCTTTCCCTAAATCTTTTTCATCCTTCGCCTCTACGCTCAATTTATAAATAGCTGTACCGCTGAACATCATCCATTTATGGATATGCTTACGCTTTATTTTGTTTTTCGTCCGATCAAGAAGTGATTTGATCGCCGCTTGCCGTATTTTTGCCGCTAATTCATATTTCGGCAGTTTCGGGGACAGCATGATATCTATCGGATTGTCCTGCATCAATGCCGCCAGATTCTCGATGGTCGTCATTATCAGGTTGACGATAACTTTAGCCTGATTCTTCACGCCCTTCGAGTGGTAGGTCAGGTTCATGTAGTTATCGACATTATCCCTTTGCGACCATGCCGAGTTCCGTCCGTTCTTCGCAGAGATTAGCCGCTGGTTTATCAGTGTCACCAGTTCGGCTTTTCTTTGTGATTCGTCTTTTTTAGGTTTGTTGTCCATTATCTCACCTGTATCGTTTCGTGATTCCCGTCGCCCTTGTCCCTGATATATTCGATCGGAACTTTCAGCTTCTTGAGGAATTTAAAATTTCCAGACGTTTTAGCCTTGCCTTTTACCTGGTCTCTGGGGATCCACTTGCCGTTCTCCCACCGATACCGCCCGGGCTGGAGCTCTTTTTTCCTCCTTCCGAACGCCAGGCGATATCCTTCCTTGAACTTCTTCTTGTCGCCGGAATTGTATCGGTTATTGTTGTCAGTCGTCATCTAATCCCTCGGGGATCAACCCTGCGTCTTGCGCCGCTTTCTTTAGATTAGGTCCCAGATTCATCGTCCCGATATCCGAAACCGGCTGAGTCAACTGTATTCTGGCCTTGTTGACGACCGTTTTATCAGCTTGGCCTTTCTCGGCGGGCCCTTGTGGCCCGGCAACGACTGGTCTGTTCAGAGCTATTGATACTCCCCTGATTTCTTCTGCCCTTCTTTTCTGCCCTTCTTCCCGCGTCCCGAAAAACTTTTTACGCAGGTCTTTTGTCTTAGCCCGTTTATTCTTTTCGCACTCATCATAAATCGGCCTGCACTCTTCGAGAAATTCAGGAACGATTTTATTACATTCCCTGCAATAGTCTTTGTTGTTGTGCCGATACGGGTCTTCCCGCTTGAGGTCGATGTCCCGTTCACATCCTGAACACATTATGATTGCCATTGTTTGGCTCCTTTTACCGCTTCAGCGGTTGTTTATTTATCTTCTTCAGCGACATAGGATTCATATTTCTTTTCTTTTTGCGTAACCTCATTTTGTTCCTTGGCGGCATTGGACTGGCCAGCACTGATGATATCATAAATCTCAGTTACCTTGGCAAGGATTTGTCCTGTGCGTATCATCTCTACACGTACCCTCCGAGCTATCGAAACAGACCTCAAAAGAATTACAACACATACCGCCAGAATTGCAATCAGTAATACAACAATCATCGTCTTGCCTCCTTTGCCTGTTGTTCTTTTACCCACGCCATAATCGCTCCGTTGTTGCCCCGACCGAATCGCTTCTCGCCTTTCGCCCACAGGTCCTCGAACCGCCGGTTATCCTTGACCTTCTCCTGATAAATCCGCTCATTAAGCTCTTCGATATTTTCCGGCATGATCTTCTTTCCTTATCGCCAGCAGTTCTTTTTCGAATTCGACTCCGTTTTTCCAGCAATCCATCAAATGGTCGTCCTTCTTCAGCGGCTCTTCCTTGAGATTGTATTTCGGCTCCCGGTCCTCGGGATCCTCCTGGTAGTGGTAATGTTCAACTTCTTGCCGGAAAAACTTGAGGCCTTTGAACAGATATATCCGAGAAAGCCCGTCCACGACCTTGAGTCTCTGGGCCACGGCCTCAATGCCATCCTCCCTCCGATGACCTTTAGACGGCTTGACAAGTATACCACGCTCCTTATAAAAAATATCAGCGAAATCTTTTCCAACGCTGTGTCCCGGATCGCGAGGATCATCATCCCATGCTGTCCGGTCCATTATACATATATCAACAGGCCCGTCAATTTCCTCAAGACACGCTCGCGCCTGGCTGATCGAGTCCATTCCGCCTTGATAGCGCTCGTGGTAAGCAAACCACGTCCTCTCTTCGATATCGACCAAAAAAATCAACATCCCCGTCGGGTTACGCTTGCCCCAGTCAATGCTGACTAATCTCCGGTAATTCGCCGGGAGAATCTTGGGAATTGGAAACGGATCAATCCAGTGAATGTCCTCTCGTATCTCGTATACGAGCCCGGTGTGCTGCTCCCATTTTCCCTTGACGTTGCGGTTGATATACCGCTCGGAGTGGCCATCTGTAATAGATTTCAGAAATCCTGCGGGAACAAAATTATAATCTGCCGACTGACAGTTTATCAGTACGCTACCGGGTTTCCTGTGGACACTGTAGGATATCTTCGGCCCGCCCGAGCTTAATACCTCTTCCTGAATTGTTTCCTCTGAGCCTCGGACGAACTTCTCCCAGATCCAGCCCTTGCCCTTGGGGTTGCCCTCAACCAGATACAGATGCTCATCAATCGGCTGACCATACGCAGTAATCTTTTTCCGGTTGCGCGCTGGCAGGCAATCCCATGTTTGCTTTGGCATTTCTTCGGCTTGACTGAGCATCACGCACGATACGTCATATCCCGCGATGTGGTCTACCCCTCTGTGATCGTCCCATGCGTGGATACAGTATATCCGTGTCCCGTTTATCAGCGTCACAATCAAGGTCTGCCGATCGACGTGCCTGATGTATGGACCGTAATCGTCAATCATGTGGGCGAAAAATTTCTTCCGCAAATCCTCTTTGACCATCATCATCGCTAACATGTTAGTCCCGGGGAATTTTTGAGCATGTTGCAGGCCTTTGAGTCGGATCCCGTATGATTTTCCGCTACCGACTCCGCCGAAACACGCTATATACGGCTCTGTGGCCGCAACGATATCAACCTGGTGTGGATACAGATTGATTCGTTTTGTCATCACCTCCGGCCTCCGGTTTCTGTGGCTCGTCCTGCCCGACAATCCCTATCACGATCGCCGGGATATCCGTTTTGATATCACCTTCGACGCTGGATTTCCTCGGGTGGACATAGGGAATTATCTCGACAGCTGCGGATAATCTTAATTTTTGCAGATTTATCCTTTTCCGATCTGTGAATTTCATGGTTTTACCAACGACATCAAAAGCCTGATCTGTAAGCCTTTGGAGTTTTTTGGTAGTCCTGGCTCTCTGTTGCTTCCTGACCGCTTCTATCTGTTTTTCAAATTTCTTTGCCCAGTCTTCAACAGTCCTCCGGTGCATGTCATATCGCTTTCCCCATTCTTCACCAGTGAACTCATCCTCGTATAATGCCATTTCAGTAATAAACTCAGACTCCTTTACGGTAAGCCCTTCCTGCCCTTTAATATCTTGTTGGGCCTTGTTTCTTTGTTTCTTCCCCCTCTTCATTGCACTATCCGTGGCATAGGGGAGTCAGGTACCAATATCTTGCTTGCGGCTTTTTCGTTAATCTGCCTCAATCTAATGCTCATTGCGTCAGTGATAAGCGAGAAAAACATGACATCGCTTATCTGATTGTCTACAGTCAATTCTAATTGTTTTGATTCGACATGAAAACGAAGGATGATATTGAGTATTTTGGGCCCGTCTGTAGAGGGTTTATGATGCATGGATGCCTCCGTAAACCCTATAATAATTTAATTCAGTGTAAAAGTCAAGCCCGGCAAGCTAAGAAGTTTTCTTTGGCCTTCCCCGGCCTATCTTTGCCGGGGGGATAATCCTCATTCTCGATATCACCTCCTCGGCTTTCATCAGCCCGTTAATGACACCACGAAAATAGTTCGAAGGTTTGGCCATAAACTCGCGCTGATAACAGGAAATCAGATTTCGTATTCTGTCTACGCCTCCGTGGTTTTTCATTCATTTTACCGGTACGAATCTATGCGTTGTCGTTGATCCGCAGACAAGGCATTTGAAAAAGCACCAATAGTATCTTCCCCCCTCTCTTTTTCGCCTATGTACCGGTTTTAATTTGCGGCCGCAATGATCATAGGCATATTCGAATCCGATTGGGACGGTCTGTGGCGATAATGTTATAGCTGTTTGCGTAGATGGGCGGAATAGTTTTTTAATACCTTCCCATATTCCTCGTCCCCATGTGTACAGACTTCCCCAAAAACCCTTTAAACCAACGGTTCGCGGCCTCGAAAGTGCGGATTCGTTCTTTATCTGAATCTTCGCAATTTCCACCCTTGACTTGGATTTTTCAAATAATGCTCTGTCAAAATCATAATTGCTTTTTCTGTTGATTTTCATAGCACCTCCTTAAGGGCACGCATCGCCTTGCGGGTTGCGACGTAGGAATCGTAACTCAGCGATGGCTTGTTTTTAACAATATATCCATTTTTGTTTATATGCACACCTTTCATCATAAATTTTCCCGTAGTAGGAAAGCCATTCCTGGGGAAATTTTGAAAGGCTTTCTTTAATTTTTTAACCATCTTGCGTCTCTTTCTTTTCTTTTTAAGCCATTTAGTAAATAGATCCCACTGGTCATTAGCCTTCTTTATCTTTTCCTCTAACTTACCGAGATTAATTATAGTCATTTTGTTCCTCACTGCACTTCATGTCAACGCAACGCTTCACTCGCCTTCGCCTGACACTCCGAGGGAGCGGAGTTGACGATCCACCGCAGGCTGTCCTCACTGCATCCCTCCAGCCCGCATCTGCCAGAAAACCCATAGCCAGAACGCCGTGACAGCGGACACCATGAATAAAAATCCTACCGCGTTCCAGATATCCTTCGTCCTATCTTTCATTTTCCGCTACCCCTCAGCTTCTTTTCTTCATGGATCAATTCCGTCCGTATGACGATGACCTTTTTCTTGTCAGCGTCAATGCAAATTTTTATCCCCCCATTGCTGCCGATATCCTCACACGATATAGTAAACTCCGTTGGCTCCGTGACGCGAAAAGTGATACTCTCTTTTACGTTTCGGGATAGGATCAGCATTTCTTATCCTTCGCCGGGTTAGATGTTCGTATCTGCTTTGTCACCGAGACACACGCCTTGACGATTTTCCTTTCTTTCTCAGATTCCTTTGATTCTGGTATTCGGGGACGGTATCTACAGCTCACTTCTTCTTTCTCCTTCGGGGCAAAATATTAGTAAACGGCAACGGCTCGTCAACTTGCATTATCCGTCTCTCTGCCATCTCGACATATTTTGGATTCAGCTCTATTCCGATATATTTGCGATTCAGTTTTTTGCAGACTACCCCCGTAGTCCCCGCGCCAAAGAACGGATCAAGAACTACCCCGTCATCGGGGCATCCTGCGAGTATGCAGGGAAATATCAAATCTTCGGGGAAGACTGCAAAGTGGGCTTCTGAAAACGATTTTGTACTGACGGTCCAGACATCCCGCTTGTTCCGCATGGCCCCGCATTGTTCAAATTTGGTCATTGCGTCCCATCGGTCGTTAAATCCGCAATGCCTCCGGCCGTGATCCCTTTGTTTATCATGGTTCTTCCCGTCATAATCCTTATAGACAATTCTCCTGTCTTGTGGTTTTGCGTCTCTTGTGGTGTCCATATAAATACCGGGTTCTTTTATGGCTTCATTGTTATAATAGTATTTCTTTGATTTCGCTAACATGAAAATATACTCGTGGCTTTTAGTGCATCTGTCAGTCACGCTCTCCGGCGTCGGGTTAGGCTTCGCCCAGATTATATCCTGCCGGAGATACCAGCCGTCCGCTTGCAGGGCGAATGCAACACGCCACGGGATCCCAATTAGGTCTTTAGGTTTTAGACCCGCTGTTATTTTATTTTGTTGTTTTAATATGCTGATTTGATTTCTACTTCCACCCCGCAATGAAATCAAATCAGTAGCTTGTTTTTCGGTCCGATCCTTTCCCGGTGAAGCGTAACTATCCCCCAGATTCAGCCACAGTGTCCCGTCCTTCCTTAACACCCGATGAACCTCCCTAAATACCTCGACAAGTTTATGAACATAGGCCTCTGGCGTGGATTCTAACCCGAGCTGGCCTTTCACCCCGTAGTCACGCAAACCGAAATAGGGCGGGGAAGTGACGCAACAGTTTACGGACTCATCTGGAATAGTCCTCAGAACCGTTAGACTATCCCCCGTAATTATCCTGTTTATCAATTTCACTTCTTTCTCCTTCGGGAGGGGCGGTAGTGAGGGCAAACAATCAGTTCTAAATCATCGGGAAAGTTTTTATAACAGTTCTTTTTGTCGCAAAAATGCAAAGGGAGCCATGTGTAAAAATAACTACACCCATCCTTATCCTTTCTTCCGCACCACCTCGGCTTCTTTCGCTTCATGGCTTATTCCTCCTCATCGTAATCCGTTTTCCTGTTGGGTCTAAGCCCGTATGCTTTCCTTTCAGATTCTGTTAAGTCTTTTTCTGACCCCATTGGATTATTCCACGGTTTGAATGGATCATCCCGGTGCATTGGATTATTATGCGGAGCGAACGGATCGCCTCTACTCATTGGATTGTTCCACGGAGCAAACGGATCATTATTTCTCATGGCTTTCTCCTTTCAGGCTTTCCGAATGACTGTTATTTTTCCGCCACATTCAGAACAGAATTTTGGAACTAATCCATAACCTCCACGGTCGTCAGTCCCAACACCGGCGATGCCACCACATTGACGATTATAGTCCGTTACATACCCGTCACCTCCAGTTTCTTCCCACTGGCATGTTCTATAACGCTCGCTTTTATTCGTACATACTGGTTTGCCTTCCTTTATCTCTTTTCTTATAATCATTTCCTTGTCCTCCTTTTGGACTTGGGGTTAATCATCTGAAAGAATTGACACTCTCTTTCCCGTCACATCAAACAACAGGTCTTGCATGTCGTCGATGAAACCATACCCTGTTTTCTCGCAAGCCCTGTAATAGTCTATAAGTGCCTGTTCCAAATTCATTCTATCCACCGCTCTCTTTTCATCGTTGTTCATTCCTTTCCTCCTGTCAGTCTGATTGGTCATCTTTTCCGTAAAATTTATCTATCAGTTTTCCAGCGCACTCCTCGCAGGCTTTCTTTTCGTGTTTTAGAATATATACGGCAACATCACCTACCTTGATTTTCTTTCCGCAATATCCACACTTAAAATCCCATTTTACTATAAACGATCCTCCCATCACTTACCTCCCGTGGTCTGTTCCGCTACCGTGTCGAGGGCTGTTCGGGCCATCCTAATAGCTTTGTCCATTTCAAGGGAATATTTGACATTTATTGTTTTACAATGGACAAGTTGCTCCAACGCCTCCCTCATCACCTTGTTCGCCTCCCGGAGAGACTTTATCTCCGTTACGCAGTCCCCATAGTCACTATATTTAATAAATGGCCCATCGGGGCATTTCACTATTTTGCTATATGGATGCCCATCATACATTTCGCCATAGCGCGTAATCTCCGATGTGTGCTTCATGTCTTGCCTCCGGTTGTAAAGAATTCCTTGTATTTTTCCGCTTCGTATGCGCCTTTCGTCAACTCGATTATTTTTTTAACAGTAACCGTCTCAGGTGTCTTCCTCTGGTCCATCCATGCCCGGACTCCGCCTTCACAAGCTCCGGTTATGACTCGATATGACCTGATCGCGTCTCTCTTTGTTACAACCGTATCGAGTTTCCATTTTTTGAACTCGGACGGATCACGGTTGCCGATTTTAAATAGCAGGCCGTCTCTTGCTTCTCGCAGGGTCTTTCCGTGCGAAAACACTTCGCCATCTGTGACGAGATAAGAAATCTCTGTCTTGCCGCAAATCTTGACATGAGCCACGGGTCCGCGTTGAGATATGATTTCTGCCAGGATTCCGTCAGCGAAAGAAAATCCCGCTTTTGCAAACGATTTTAACAGAAGATCCTGGCAACTCAGTAATGCCTTGTCATTATTTGTTTTTACAGAAGAAAAGTCACCGCTTGCGTCGATGGAACCGCCGACATTTTCTAATTTCGGAAACGCTGTCTTCGTGTCGCTCCCGAATGCGTAGATGGAACCGCCGACATTTTCTAATTTCGGAAACGCTGTCTTCGTGTCGCTCCCGCGTGCGTCGATGTAACCGCCGACATTTTCTAATTTCGGAAACGCTGTCTTCGTGTCGCTCCCGCGTGCGTAGATGGAACCGCCGACATT